CCCCCCCCCCCCCGCGCTAATACAGCAGCTGCTGCTGGTGGTGCGTTGCAAATCGAGCCGGACGAGCCGCCGGACACGGAGACGGAGGCGAGGCGGGACGCGCTGGTCGAGGCGGAGATCGGGCCGCCTGCGCTGCCCCGGCTGGCCGCTCGGCCGGAGCTGACGCCAGCGGTGATCCGCGAGGTCGCCGCCGCGAACCGCGCCGCCGGCGGTCGCGGCGGCCTGCTCGTGCGGCGGCTGGAAGCCAAGGCGGACGCCCTCGCCAAGCGGGCCGAGCGGGCCGCCGAGCGAGCCGGCGAACGTCAGCGGCGAGAGCGTGAGCAAGCGGCGGAGCGAGAGCGACACGACCGTGAGCGAGCCGAGGAGGCCCGGATGCGGGCGTGGCTCGACGAGCTCGACGACGAGCAGGTCGCGGGGCTTCGGCGTGAGGTCCTCGCGGTGGCCGACGAGCCGGCCCGTCGGCGGTGGGCCGCGATGGACCCCGCCGAACTCCGCGACAACCGGCTGTTCCTCGCCGCTCTCGCCAAACGTGTGACCGCCCACCAAGCAACCGAGCCGCCGGATCACCGGCGGCCCGATCACTGATGCGCTCGGCCGTGGGCTAGCGCCCGCGGCCGGGTTTGACCCCCGCCCCACTGTACCGGGACGACCCCCAATGCAGCCAGACCAAAAAGCGCGGACCCTGCCACGCCGTGACCCACACGAGGTGCTTCGGCGGTCGGCCGAGGACACCATCCGCCGAGCCGCGCGGGCCTCGGTGATCGACAGCGTGGCGACCTACCAATCGCTGGCCGAGCAGCTTGACGCGATCGAGGACGCGCTGTGCAACGCGCTCGCCGACCCGTCGATCGCCTGGGCCCTCGCCTACGTCGCCGGCGTGCAGATGGCCCCGGAGCTGCTCAAGCGAGCGGCGCATACCCCCGCCGCCCAACCCCCGGCAGAAAGGGGCGGTTCACGATGAGCCTGCGCGACACGACAGTGATCGGCGATGCGGCGGGGCGGGGCGAGCCCGAGCGTGATCGGACCCTGCGGCGGTGCCGCGACGGCAGCTATCGCGTCCGGGTCCTGCCGCAGACCGCCGACCTCGCGACGTTAAGCGTGGTGGTGGAAGTGCTGGCGTGGCTCGATCGCCGATGGCCCGGGCTGCCCGTGCCGGTCGGCAGCCGCATCCGCGTGGCGATCGAGTGGCTTGAACCCGAGGCAGCTTGACCAGGAGAGCACGATGGCGACGGCAACCGAAGGACGTAACGGCCGCGCGAGCTGGGCGGTGATCGACCCGGCCGGCGAGCGGATCAGCGAGCACGCGACCAGGTCCGCGGCCGAGTCGGCGATCGCCCGGCACCCCGAGCGGCGCGGCCGGCTGGCCAGCATGGCCCCGGCCGAGCCGGTCAGCGTCGATGCCAGGCCCGACCAGGCTTCCGGGGGGGTCCGGCCGATCGCGACCGAGCTGATCGACCCGAGCCCGTTCCAGATGCGGAAGCACTTCGACGAGGCGGAGCTGCGGAAGCTCGCCGACTCGCTGAAGACCGACGGCCAGCTCCAGAACGCGGTCGTCCGCCGGGTGGGCGGCTCGGAGGGCGCGGCTTCAGAGGGCGGCGCTTCCGGGGGCGGCGCTTCCGGGGGCGGCGCTTCCGGGGGCGGCGATCGCTACGAGCTGATCGCGGGCGAGCGACGGTGGCGGGCGGCGAAGCTGGCCGGGCTGCCGCTGCGGTGCGCGGTGATCGAGGCCGACGACAAGCGGGCCGTCGAGCTCGCGGGCATGGAGAACTTCGCCCGCGCCGAGCTCAACGCGGTCGAAGAGGCGGGCTGGTTCGAGGCGATGATCGAGACCGCCGGCTACACGCAGGCGGCGCTGGCCAGGCGGCTGGGGATCAGTCAGCCGAAGGTCGCCCAGCGGTTGGGTCTGCTGGAGCTGCCCGAGGCCTGGCGGGAACGGGTGATTACGGGCGTAATGCCGGCGAGCTGGGCGCGGGAGCTCGTGCCGTGGGTCGGCCGCGAGCGGGTGATGACGCTGCTGGCGGGCGCGGTGGAGAACGAGGGGATCGGCGTCGATGTTATGACACTTCCTGATTTCCGCCGCGGCATCATGGCAGCGGTGAGGCGGTGCTCGCGTCCCCTCTCCGGGACCTACTGCCAGCACGACGAAACGGGCCGGATCCGGCATGGCACGGTCGCGTTCCGCGCGACCAGGAAACAACGCGAAGAGCTCGACGTCGAGACGCTCACGCTTGGCGGGCGGAAAGAGCCGCGGGCCTTCAACGTCGACCGCTGGGAAGAGCTGCAGGCCGCCGGCGTCGAGCGACGCAAGAAGCGTGCGGCGAAGGAAGCGAAGGCGGCGACGCGGCCGACGCTCTCGGAGGGGCCGCCCGCCGACCAGGTCGACGCGATGACGGGCGACGCCCGAGCGGCGAAGACGAAGGCGAACCACCAGCGGGAAGACGACGCGCTCGACCGCTTGCTAGCCCGCTATCGCGACGCCTACCTGCGGGCGCAGGTGGCCGAGCGAGTGACCGACGCCCCGGAGCCGCTGCTGGTGAAGCTCGCGCTGTGCGGGTGGGCGTTTGGTGATCCGCTCGAAGAAGCCCAGGTCGTCGCCGCCATCAACGCCGCCGGCGGAGAGCGGGACCTTACTATCGCCCGCCCCTTCGGGTACACGCGGAACGGCGCGGCTGCTGTTTTGTCGCTCGACCCCGGCGGCGCGATCGAGGTGCTGCGGGCGGTGATCAGCGCGACGATCGTCGATCCAGTGGTCTACCAGGACGGCGTGGTCGACGCGATCGCCGAGGCCCTCGGCCTGACGCTCGACGGCTGGCGGCTGGCCGAAGCCGACCTCGACGCCGACGCCTCGGCCGGCGGCCGGACGTTCCTGGGCATGTACTGTGCCCGCCAGCTCCGCAGCCTCGCCCGCGAGTGGAAGGTGCGCGTCGTCGGCATCACGAAGTTGAACCGCGAGCAGCTGATCGACGCGCTGGTGGAGCAGGCCGGAGACAAGCCCGCGCCTCAGGCGCTGCGGAAGGCGGGGCGGCGATGATCCGCTTCTTCCGCCGCCGCCCCCCGGAACCGCCCCGGCCGGTGCTGGAGCTCCGGCCGGTCGCGACCCGCTTCACCTCGGACGGCGACGGGCCGGCGACGTTCACCGTCGACCTGCCGGTCGACCTCGCCGAGCGGATCATGCTCGGCGACGGCGTGCTGCGGGTCCGGTTGGTCGAGGATGCGGAGGCCCTGCGATGACCTACGCCGCCTTGCCCGTGTCGATCATTTCACCGGCCTCGCGATCGAGGACCGCGATCTTCACCTCGACGCCCAGCGCGTCGGCCACGCGGAGCAGGGTCTCGATCGTCGGGTTCGCCTGGTCGCTGTTCTCGAGGCGGGAGAGGTTCGCCTTGCCCATCCCGGTCTTCGCGTCGAGGTCGGCGAGCGAGACGCCCTTGTGCAGCCGGGCCGCCTTGAGCGCCCGGCGGATGCCGCGGATCGTGTCGGTCTCCCGCTTCGCCGCCAGCGCCCAGGCGGTCATGGCCGGCATCTGCTCGTCGATCCGATCGACCGCCCGGTCGAGCTGGGCGAGCTTCTTTTTCGAGAGCTTCGGCGGCTTCGGCTTGGTCTGTCGCGTCGGCATGGGTTCATTCCTCGGCGGGTTCGTAGGCGGTGATCGGGGCGACCCACAGGTCGTCCAGCGGCTCGTAGGCGACGACGATCCAGCGGCCGGCCGCGGTGTACCCGGCGGCCCACATGTGGTCCGGGTCCGATGCGCTCGGCTCGTCCCGCTCGGGGTGCTCCAGCACCTGTTCCGCCTCGTGCTTCTCGACGCCGTGCTCGGCGACCTTCGCTTCGGCTCGCGGGGTCCAGAAGTAGTAGCGGACGGGCATCGGGTCGACCCTCAAGGGTTGTGTGGAAGGATAACCCCGCCCCGCGTAGTTGTCAAGCGTCACAACCACGCGTGTAAAAGACTTCCCGGCGTTCGAGGGATCGGAGGAAGCCGCCGGGCCTCTGCGTTTACAAAGCGGCCCCGCACGGCGACTGATCCGCCGGCGGGGCCTTGCCTCGGGCCGTGGCGACTGCACGGGCCCTCGGCTGTAGCCGATGCTACAGCCGTTGATGGTGGCCGTCGCCGGGTAGTGAAACGGGCCGCGCTGCGTGAACGGCGCGGCCCGTTTCCGCGGCGGTCATCGGTCCCCACCACGGCCCGGCAGCCGATCGCGACGTTCAGGAGCGGAGCGAGCGGCCGGAAGACTCTAGCGTCATCGCCGGGGCCTCAATCCTCACCCCAGCACGGAGGCGATCACGAGGTGAAGTGATGAAGCTTGCCGAACTGGTCCACCACTACCGGGCGCACGCCGCACGCGAGTACGTCAAACACGGCCGATCGACCTCGACCGCGTCGGCGATCCGGGCCGCGACCGAGTACCTGCTCGAAGTCCCCCCGCCCCCGGAATCCGGCCCCGGCTCGAACCTGCCGTTGCTTGGCGGTGACGACGCTTCCGGGGGCATCGGCGACCTGCCGGCCGAGGAGCTCAATCGCCAACATCTGCGGGCCTACCTCGACCACCTGCAGACCAAGGTCAACTGTCACGGCAAGCCGTGGACGCTGGCCCACGTGAACAAGTGCCGGCAGATGGTGATCGGCATGTACGCGTGGGCGGAAGGCGAGGACCTGCTCGACCGCGAGGTGACCCACGAGCTGAAGCGGTGCCGGCCGTCGAAGCCGGGCAAGGGCAAGGCGAGGCGGAGCGAGCGGGTGCCCGCGGCCCCGGCCGAGGTCGTCTTTGACCTGGTCGCGGCGATCCGCGGCGAGTGCCGGCGGATGCCCCGCCGCACCGCGTACCAGCGGGACCAGCACCGCCGACGGCTGCTGGTCGCGGTCGCGCTCGAGCTGATGTGGGAGACCGGGATGCGGGCGATCGAGCTGGTCATCATGCGGCGGTGCGACGTGGTCGAAGACGCCCCCGGAAGCCCCGGAAGCGGCGGTTGGCAGTATCTGCCGCCGGAGTGGAAGACCGAGCACGAGGGCGAAGAGCGGCGCGTGGTCGGGCTGACCGCTCGGGCGAAGGCCCTGATCGACGAGGCGGTGTGGGCGAACTCGACCGACGCGGGGCAGGCCCGGCTGTCGTTTGCGGTGGACTTCGACCCCGCCGCCCGGCTGTTCCCCTGGTCGGCCTCGCACCCCTACCACGCCCGCACGGCGATGTACCGGGCGATCGCGCGGGCGCTGACGCGGGCGGGGCTGCCGCCGCTGACCCCGCTTCAGCTCCGCCACGCGTTCGCGACGCGGAGCGTCCGCGTGGATCCCGAGGGCACGCGGGTGCAGATGGGCCACCGCCGGATCACGACGACCCAGCGGTACGTCAACGATGATGGCGAAGCTCGCCGGCAGCTGATCGTCCGCCTGGGGCGGAGCGGTACCGACGGCCCGCCGCCCCGCACGCCCGACCCGCTGGCCCCGACCGGCACCGGCGCCGGCGACGGCCGGCCGCCGCTGCGGCTGGTCGGGTTCGGGTGACGCCCGGGAGCGCCGGCCCCCTGAGCATGGCCGCACGCTCATGTAGCGTGCGGCCATGCTCGCCTTCTCGGAGCATGACCGCGACCTCCGACGGCCCCCTGCACGCGATCGCCGACGCCTTCGGCCGGTACACCGCCGTGGAGCTCAACCGCCACCACGGCTTCGCCCTGGTCGAGGTCCGCCGCGTCCGGCGACGCGAGGCCGGGGTCGAACTCGAGCCCGGCGACCGGCTGCTCGTGCCGGCGGGCGAGTTGGGCCGGCCGACGCGGGTTGCACGTCCACCCGGGCGGCCCTAACCTCGGCCCCTCCTCTCAATCTGGGGCAGCCGATGTCAGACAACCCGCTCGCGGACCTCGCCCACACCGAAGGCCGGCCAGCTCGCCGCACGCCCGCACGACGCGCCGCATCGACGCCGCGGCCACGGCGATCGCCGGCGTCGCGGAGCAGCTACGTCTCGCTCGCCCCGATCCTGGCCGGCGTGAGCATCGCGCTGGGCTTGGTGCTGTTCTTCATTGGCTTGCTGTGGGCGTTCGGCGTGATGGTGACGGCCGACGACTACGTCGGCCCCGAGATGCGCGACCTGCGGGGCATCACGGTCGCGATCGGCCTGGTGCCGGCGTTCATGCTTGCGAGCAGCGGCGTGATCTGGATGCTGATGGGCTGCGCCGTCGGCCTGCTCCGCGACATCGCGGTCAACACGGGGCGGTGATTACGGCCGTAATGACCCGCGGCTACCAGAGCAGCGCGACCGCCCCCTTCTGGCCGGCGACGCCGGCCGAGCCGCCCTTGCCGCCCGCCCCCCCGCTGCCCTTGGCCAAAGAGCCCTCGGCGACCACGAACGGCGCGAACTGGCCGTCGCCGCCCCGGCCACCGATGCCGTCATCGACGTGGTCGTTGATCCGGCCCCACTGCCCGCTCGCGCCGCCGACCCCGCCGACGGCGAGCACGTTGTAACGGTCGCCGGTGCGTGCCCCATAGACCGCGTTGGCCGAGCTGATGAAGGCGTCCTCGGCCGACGACCCGACACCGCACTGCCCACCGACCCCGCCGCCGCCCGGATTGTTTGATCCGCCGGAGAGGCCGGGGTAACCCCCGCGGGCGACGATCTTCTCCACCGCCGCGTCGCCTGCGATCACAATCGACGAGTGACCGCCGGTTGCGCCCTTCGTGGCCATCGCCCCGGCCGCCCCGGCCGCCCCAACCGTAATCGTGATCGTGTCGCCGATCACGAGCCCGTCGAGGTCGACGAAGGCAAGCCCTCCGGCACCGCCCCCGCCGCCGCCGGCGAGCCCCTCGGCGAGCCGCACGGTCGTGTCACCGCCGGAGCTGCCGGCGACGTAGAACTCGAAGCTCGTCGAGCTGTTGCTGCCGCCGCCGCCACCGCCGCCGCCGCCGACCAGGACAGCCCGCATCCGGGACGCCGGGACGCTGAGCGTGTCGTCGGCAAAGTAGGCCTGGTAGTTGGCGAAGAGCCCGAGCGGGGCGTTCGTGCCGAGCAGCACGAGCGCGTGGCGGGGGTTGTCGCCGGTATCGACCCAGAGGATGCGGGCGGTGCCGGCGGACCCGCTGACCAGGTGGGCGACCTCGCCGTCGTCCACGTCCGCCCACTGGTGACCGTCGTCTTCCATCTGCACCTTGCAGTGGACCGCGCCGTCGACGCGGGCGAAGCCGAGCCCGCCGTCGGGGATCGGGGTCGCGGTGATCGCGAACCGGCCGAGGTGGTCGGCGATCGCCGGCGTCTCGCCGACCAGGCCCGGCCGGCTCAACCAGCCCGGCTCGCTCGCCGCGCCGGTCGTGGGATGGATCAGCGGGTCGCCCAGCCCCACCACCTGGTGCGGCAGCAGGTCGGCCCCGGTGCCGTTGCGGATCGTGATCAGCCCGGCCGCGGTCGCGGCCTGGCCGATCGGCGGGCCTTGCCGCATCGACCGGCGCTCGGCCTGCAGGCCGTCAACGATCGCGTTGAAGGTCCGGGCCCTCAGCTTCCCCGGCGGAGATGTCGAGCTGACCTTGCGGAGCGATCGCATCACGCGGTCCCTATGCCGAGCAGGCTGAAGTTCTTCCGCGGGTAGAGCCGCTCGACGTAGGCAGCGACCGGCTTGCTGATGTATCGACCGGCGTCGACCTCTTCGGCGTAGTAGGCCCAGAGATAATCCCAGCCGCCCTTGCTGGCGACGGTGATGTCGCCGACGGTGATGTCCGTCTCGTTGGGCAGCCCCTCGAAGTTGAACGTGAGCTCGTAGTCGCCGTCGCCCCGCGCGCCGCCGCTCACGCCCTGCAGCAGGCACTCGCCGGCGGCGAGGCCCTTGAAGCTGGCGTCGTTCGTCGACCCGACCAGGCTGAAGAGCGTGCCCTTGTAGGCGGCGTCGATCGACGCCGCGGCAAAGACGTGCGTCTCGCTGAAGCTGTAACGAGGCACGACGATATCGACGCCGGCAACGCTGATCGTCTCGCCCTGCTGGCTCACCCCGATCGCGCCCTCGAAGTCGGGCGCGGTCTCGCCGGCCGGGGCGTAGCTGGCGAGCGTGTTGGGCGACTGGCGGATGTTCACCGTCTGCCCGCCGACCTCGAAGTTGAAGCTGCTCTCGCCGACGTCCTTCTGCGTAGCGTTGGGGAGCTTGTAAGGCACGCGGCCGAGCCACGCCTGGTGGGCGAGGTCCTCCACGTCGGCCGCGTCGGTGTCACGGGTCAGGCCCTCCCACGTCGCCGGGGCCGCGGCGATCAGCGCGGAGCGGGCCGCGGCGACGTCGGTGGTCCCCTTCACGACGTAGAGCCGCTCGGCGGTCTTCCCGCCGAGCTTGTAACCCGCGTGTTTGTCCGCGACGGTGATCGGCACGTCGAGGTCCTTGGCTAGTAGGCGTTCCCGAGCTCATCGGGCTCGGGGATGCGGTCGGTGTTGCGGGCGATCCGCTTGTTGGCGTCGAGCAGCTCCGTCTGGAAGCTGCCGCCCTGCAGGCTCTGCAGAGCGGCGGCGTTGAAGATGCCCCGTGAGGACGTGCCGGCGGCGCTGCCGGTGTCGACCCCGACGTCCTGCTGTTTCAACAGCGTGGCGCGGAAGTTGAACTTGCGGTTGATGAGGTCCTCGTCCAGCCCAAGCTCGGCCGCGTCGCGGAGCGCCTGCTGTCGCTCCAGATCTAGCAACGCAAGGTCCCGCCCGAGGTCGTCGTCTTTGAAAGCCGGATCGGTCTGGACCCGCAGCCGCTCGATCTCGTCCTGGATGTGCTGCTCGGCGTCGAGCCGGGCCTCGGCCTCGCGTTCGGCCTGCTCCTGGGCGGCCTGCAGCTCGCGGCGACGCTCTTCCTCGCGGTCCTGGCGGACGCGGTCCGCCTCCCGCTCCCGGACGCGGGCGATGTCGTCGGCGGTCTGCGCGTCGATGCCAAGCCGGGCACCTTCGAGGGCGGCGAGACGATCGGTGTCGGGCTCGGGTCGCGACCGCTCATGCGCGATCAGCTGGTCGTACAGCCGCTTCTGTTCTTCGCCTAAGGCCCGGATGTCGTGGATTTCATTCTCGATCGCCGAGCGGCGGTCGCGGGCACGGTCCTCGGCGATGTCGGCGAGCCGCTGCTCGGCGCGGGCGGCCTCGTCGGCGGCCTTCTTCACTGCGGCCGCGTCTTCCGCGACGGTCGCTTCGCCGGCCGCGACCCGCTCGGCAAGCGACTGGTCCTGCGACTCGCCGGTGACCGCCGCTTCGTCGCCGCCGCGGAGTGCCTCCAGACGCAGCTGCAGCGCCGCGACCCGCTGTTCCTCGATTTTGAACCGCTCGTGAAAGCGGCGGGCCTTCTCTTCTGGGCTATCGACCAGGGTGGTCACCGAGGCCACGGTGCGCAAACCCTCCTCGAAGGCCGACTGGTCCTGTTGGATGTTCGACTTCTTCCGAAGCGCCGCGGCGTTCCGCCGTGTCTCTGCGAGGTCGGCCTCAACCTCCTTGATCGCCGCCTGCCGCATCAGCGCGTTGGCCTTCTGCTGGGCGCTGGCGAGCCCCTCGATCTTGCCGGTCGTCTGATCGATCGACAGCCCCAGATCGCCGTACCGCCCGGTCAGGGCCGCGATCAGGTCCCGGGCCTCGGCCATCTGCCCGTTGGTCAGCGACTGCTGGCGGTCGAGTTGCTTGAGCCGCTGGAACCGGAGCTGGTCGGTCTTTCGGAGCTGGTCGCCCCGCTTGGTGGCGTCGGCCGCGGCGCGGCTGAAGCCCTCGACGCGGTTGGTCGCGTGGAGGTACGCCCCGGCGAGGGCGGTGACGCCGGCGGCGAGCGCCGCCACGGTGATCACCGCCGGGTGAGCGGCGAGGAAGGTCAAGGCGGCCGTGAGGGCCTTGACGGCGACGCTCAGCCCGCCGATCCCGGCCGCGACGACCTTGATCGTGAGCCCGAGCGCCGTCAGTGCCGCGCCGGCGGCAACCAGCGTGACGCCGACCTTCCCGACGGTGCGGATCAGGTCGCCGTTCCGCTTGACCAGGTCAATGACCGCCTTCCCTTTGTTGGCGATCGTGGTCGCGACCTCGCTGACCGCCGGCTGAAGGACAGATCCGATCTGGACCGCGGCGGCCCCGAGCTGCCGCTTCAGGATGTTCAGCTGGTCGCTGAGCTTCGCCGCGGCGGCGGCATCCTCGTCGTCGAGGGTGATGCCGAGGTCGCGGGCCTGTTGGCGGAGCTTGTCGATCCCCGCCGCCCCCTGCTCCAGGAGCGGGAGCAGTTCGGTGCCGGCCCGGCCGAAGAGCTGCTGGGCGATCGCGGCCCGGCGGCTCATGTCCTCGACCTGGGCAAGCCGGCCGGCGATCATCTCGAACTGGGCCTCGGGCGAGAGGCCCCGCAGGTCGTCGAGCGTGAGCCCGATCGCCGCGAACGCATCGACGGCCGTGGACGATCCCCGCTCCAGGTCGAAGATCGACCGCTGCATCCGGCGGACGCCCTTCTCGAAGCTGTCCAGCGACGAACCCGACTGCTCGGCCGCAAACTTCAACTCGGACAGCGCCCGCACCGACACGCCCGTGCGGCGGCTCATCTTGTCGAGCTCGTCGCCGGCGGCGGCGAACTGGCGGACGGCGAGCCCGAGGCTGCCGACAATCACGCCGCCCGCGGCGAGAAAAGAACGGCCGATGTTCTGGATCGACGTGCCGAGCCGGCGGAGCTTCGCCTGGGCGCGCTTCAGCCCGCGGTCGAGCTTGTCGTTGAGCGACAGCTCGACGTCGGCTTTGCCGGCTCGGATGCTGCGTTCCGATGCCATGGGTCAGCCCTTTACCTTGAAGAGCTCGGGGAACTTCGGGGCCTCGTCTGCAAGCGCCGGCCCCATGTACGGCCGCGGCTCGTAGGTGAGCGTCTGGGCCGGGATCACGCGTCGGCTGCCGTCGCGGCGGGGGACGGTGCGGGCGGGCTGTCGGACCCGGCCGCCGAACTCGATCAGCTCCGGCACGGTCTTCCCGCCCGGCCGCTGGGAGGTATTGAGCGCCGGGCCGATCACGACGCTGTCGGTGTCGCGGTCGAGGCCGAAGAACACCCGCCGCAGACCGCCGGCGTGCTGCAGCGGCGGGCCGCCCGGGTCGCTGACCCGCCTCGTCTTCGTCTTCCGCTTCCGCATCAGCGTGCGGGCACGCCGGCGGACGAACGCCCCCGCTTTCGAGAGGCCGCGGAGCTTCGCGCGATCGACGCGGCTGGTGACCGCCCGGCGGTCGAAGAACATCGAGTAGTCGATCGTGACGAAGCCGCCGCTGTTCATCATGGTCCCCTCTTCAGCGCCGCCTTCATCGCGGCCCAGCCCTCGCCCTTCCCGGGCGAGCGCCGGCGCTCCTTCGCGTACGGGTCGAACTGCCACGGCTGGGCGCGCTTCGAGCCGTGGCAGCGGGCCATGGTCGCCATGACCTGGGCGGCGATCTGCCACTCGGCCATTTCACGGCCGCGGTGCATGTCGATCAGCTCCGCGAACGTGAACGGTGAGGGGTCCATGCCGACCCGGCCGGCGATCTCGAAGATCAGCCGCCAGAGCTCGGCGGCCGTGCGGACGCCCCGGCCACCGCCTTCTCGATCACGTCGTCGTAGTCGCCGTTCGCCACCCCCTTCTCCAGGCTCGTCATCGCCAGGTCCGCCGCCCGCTCCGTCTTCGCGAAGATCGCGCGCAGCAGTGCGGCCCGGCGCTGCGGGAAAAAATCGACGAGCCCCTCGACCAGCGCGTCGGCCGCCGACTCGATCGCGTCGCCAACCAGGCCCTCCACGAATGCGTCCTCGTCGATGCCGTCACGCTCCGCCTGGGGCAGGCACAGCGCGTAGAGCACATCGACCAGCAGGACCGGGTCCTCGCCGAGCTGACGCAGCAGACCGCCGTCCTCGATCGCCTTGAGCAGGTCGGCGTCGGTGCGGGCCTTGACCCGCTTCGCCGCGCCCACGTCGATCGCGACCCGCCAGACGCGGCCCTTGTCGTCAGTGAATCTCGCCATCGTGCTCGTTCTCGCCCTCGTCGGTGTCCGGGAGCTCGACCGGCGCCGGCGGCGTCGCCTGAGGCAGGGGCGACGCCGCCGGCAGATCGCGGTCGAGCGCGGCGCGGTCGATCGGCAGCCGCACGACCGTGCGGCGGCCGGCGTTGATCTCGGGCGGCAGCTCGACCAGGACGGCGAGCTCGCCCTCCTGCTCAAACACACGGCCGAGCCGGTCTCGGGGGTCGTTCCGCTCCATTACGCCGCGGGCACCTCGTACCACTCGGTATGGCTGGCCGGCTTCACGCTCAGGTCGACGGTGACACCGTCTTCGAGCTGCTCGGCCCGGCTGAACCCGAAGACGTGCATGTTCGCGACGGGGCCTTCGCTGCCCTCGGTGGCGATCGGCCCGTCCATGAACGCCATCGCGAGCGTCGTGCGGTTGAGGCACGCGTCGCGGAGCGCCTGCATGTTGGCGTTGCCGCTGTCCCAGACGATGCTGAAGTCAACACCGAGGTCCAGAAGCGTGGTGAGGCGCTCGCGGAACACGCTGGCCCGCGAGCTCACGTCCGCCTCGCCCACCTCGATCGACGGGGTGGCGTCTCTGATCTCCGGGACCTCGGTCCAGGTGACCGTGCCGGGGGTGTTGCTCGACCCGTCCAGCGCGGTGCTGGACAGGTACGCCTTCATGTCGAGGCCGGTTTTCTTGGCCATGGTGGTGTTCTCCTTACCTGTTGTTCGTGGGTGGGGGCGTCGATCAGCGCGTCAGGTCGCCAGCCGCGGGCCGGGCGGCGGCACGACCGGCGGGCCGGTCTCCGGGGTCGGCAGCTGCTGGCCGCGGTCGAGGCCGGCGTTGTACGAGCTCTCCTTCTCCTTCCGCAGCCGGCCGGTGCCGAGCAGCAGGCCGAGCAGGCCCGTCGCGGTCGGTATCAGTGGCCCGAGCACGGGCACGCCGGCGATCGTCGGGCCGACCTGGTCGAGCGCCTGCAGCGTGAGCTGGCCGATCAGGGAGCGGACCTGCTCGCCCTTGTCGATCGACGCCTGCCACGCCGCGCCGGCGCGCTGCACGTCCTGGTGCCACGCCTGGTATTCGGCGCGGGCTTCGTTCAGGGAGGTCTTGCTCGGCAGCCCGGTCTGCTGCTGGATCGTCGGCGGCGTCTTCACGTGGACGACGTCGCCGGCGTCGAAGCCGGCGCAGGCGGCCACGCCACCGAAGGTGACGGCGGTGAGCACGGCGGCGATGATGAGGGTCTTGCGGTTCATGGTCGGTTCCTCACAGCACCTTGAAGGTCAGCGTCACGGGGGCGGTGAGCACGCGCATCGCGTCGAGGTGCTCGACGCTGTAGATGGGCGTCTCGCTCACGGCGACGCAGATGGCGGTGGTGAATGTGGCCGGTCGGCGGGCGAGCATCCACTCGGCGATCTGCTCGACCAGCAGCAGCAGCTCGTCGATCCGCTCCTGCTCGAAGTCGGCCGGCAGCCTTTGCTGAACGGCCACGTCGATCTGGAACTCTTGGGCGGTCTCCCCCCGGCTGGCGATGGTCCGGTCGGCCGCCTTGGGCACGACCGTCACCTTCAGGTCGGTGAGATCTTTCACTTCGTACTCTGCGCGGTACTTCCGCACGGCCACGAACTCCTCGCCGTGTTCGGCGGCGAAGGCGGCGTCGTTGAGCTCGGCGATCACGGCGGCCTGGAGCTGTACCAGCAGGGCAACGGTCATCGGTCTCCCCCCACCGCTCTCGACTCGCGTCGGCGGTCGAGGCCGTTGATGCGGCGCTCGAGGTTGGAGAGCCGATCGTTGACGCGATGGATCAGCGCGGAAACCCGCCACAGCAGCCCGCCGCCGAGCACGACCAGGCCCAGCGGCACCAGCGTGTCCAGGGACACCACCTGGACCGTGCCGAGGGTGGCGGCCCCGCCGATCAGCGCCTGCAGGGTGCGGAGCGACTGCATCAGCCGACCTCCCGGGTGTGCAGGCGGATGGTCAAGTGCGACGGGTCGCTGTACCGCCAGTCCGGCTCGTCGCCGCCGGGGCCGAGCACCTCGTGCCGCTTGTGATCGCCGCCGATCGCGTGGACGATGCGGTCGCCCCGCCGGGGCTCGACCACGACGCCGCCGATCACCAAATCCTGCGAGCGGACCAGGTAGTCGCGGCTCACGTAGCGGATCGTCCCCCCCGCCCCGTTGTCGAGGCGGAACACCGTCTCGCCCACCGTCGCCTGCACCGTGACCGCCTCGCCCCCTCGCTCGAAGCTGACCTCAGACGTGAGGTGCTCGTGGCGGTTGGCGCTGACCATCGCGGCGGCTTCGGCGAGCAGGTTGGGCATGGTGATTACGGCCGTAATGAACGGGCCGGCTCGGGGCGCTCCGGGGGCGGTTACGGGCTGAGCTTGACGCTGACGAACTCGTCGCCGTCGCCGGCGGCCTTGGTGATCGGGCCGATCAGCGTGTTGCCGCTGGCCAGCACGACGGCCACGTCGGCGCTGTCGTCCCAGTAAGCGTCGCCGCCCTGATTGAACGTGACGCCGCTGAGCGCCTTCGGGAAGTCGAAGACGCCCTCGATCGCCAGCGTGCCGACCTGGCCGCTGGTGATCGGGTGGTTCGCGACGCCGACCAGGCCGCTGAGGATGACCACGTCCCCGGCCTCGATGTCGAGGCCGGGGATGTACTCGATCGCCGCGCCTTCGTGCTTGTACTTGGCTCCCATCGGTGGGTCCTTTCGCTTGGTGTTCTGGGGATGCTGGGGTCAGTCGCCGAGGCAGCCGCGAGGCGGCGTGTGCGGCCGCCTCGCGGCGTTCAGGGCCGGGAGGCGGTCTACGCCTCACCCTTCATCTTCACGCCGCCACGGGGCTCCTGGAGTGCCACGCCGAAGTCGTGGTAGCCCCGCATCTGGATGCCGAGCACGTTGAAGTCGGCGTCGGCCGACTCGACGACCGGCTGTTGCCGGCCGTTGAGGAACGCCACCTCGATCACGGGCATGTCGCCCGGCGAGGCGAGCAGGTACCACGCCTTCGTCGACGCCCCGGTCCAGCCGGCGGTCGAGAGGTAGGAGCTGCGGACGACCTCGAACTTGCCCGCGTGCGGGTTGCTCACCGCGGTGACGGTCTTGCTGCTGCCGCCGGCGGGCCGAACCTCGGTGGAGTTCATCAGGTTCGAGCCGGTGACGTGCAGCGCGTTCGGGACGAGCAGCAGCGTCGGCAGGATGCCGAGCGGGTTGCCGTCCGGGTCGGTCTGGTCGAGGAACAGCTGCTCGCCCTGGGTCAGGGCGTCGAGGTCCAGCGCGGTGGCCGAGCCGTCGGCGTAGTTCTTGTTCGCCGATTTGAAGAACCCGGCGTTGTCGAGGAAGGCCTTCCAGAAGACCTCGTTGAGCTTCAGCGCGGCCCCCCGGCCGAGCCGACGCGGGACCTGGGTGAGCGCCCCGAGGTCGTCGTTGATGATGTCCTGCCGGGTGATGGCGAACATCCGCCCGAAGGTCTCGGCCTGGTTGGTATACGAGACCTCGCCCGCGGTGGCGTGCTTCAGCTCGCCGCCGGGGCCGACCTTCTCGTACTGGAAGCCGCCGGTGAGGCTGTAGCTGGTGACCTGCTTGAAGTCGCGGACCGGCCGCGTCGCGGCGACCGCCCGCCACGTGCTCTCGACCGCGTCGAACCCTGCGCGGAGGAACTTGTTCGCGACGTTGCTAAGGATGCCGGGCAGCGACAGCGTGCTGAAGCCGCCGGCGGCGTTGATCTGGCCGTCGCTGAAGGCGCACTGCAGCAGCCCGCGGACGTTGGACGTGCCGTGCCCGCGGTAGCCGTTCTGCTGGGCGAACATCAGCAGGGTTTCGCCGAGCCCGAGCCCGCTGCCGAACTGCCGGCCGGCCGCTTCGAGCGTCGGTTCATCGAAGGCCTTGTCGGGGTTCTCCAGCCCGCCGGCGAGGCAGAGCGCCGCCTCGACGACCCGGCCGTCCCGCTGCTCGTCGCGGCGGACGGCGGAGCCGGCCCCGCCGCGGCCGCGGCCGATGCGGAGCAGCTCGAGCTGGTACCGCTGGCTGTCCCAGCCGGCCTCGATCGCCGAGTTGGCGAGCCGGCCGACGTGGTCGGACAGCTCCGGCCGCTCGGCGAGCACCTCGGCGGTGGCGGCGGTAATTCGCCGCCGACGCTCGCCTTCCCGCTGGGCCTCGGCGAGGACCTGTTCGAGGTCGCCGTCGCCGGTCGTGTCGGGGCCGTTGCCACGGGCCGAGGCAGCGGCCTGCACGCCGCCGTTGCCGCCGTTCGCCGGGGCGGCGGGATCGGGTGAGTCGCCGCCCGCCCCACCGCTCCCGGCGTCCTGGTCGGCGTCGTACATCGCCTTCAGCGACGTCCGCTGGGCATCGTTGATATCGGCGGGATCGAAGCCCCGCGCACGCAGCCACTGTTCGAAGTTCATGTCCTGGTCTCCCTCTGGGGTCTGGGCGGCGACCGCGACGCTGGTGGTGTCATCAGCGCCCAGGTCGACGAAGCTGATCTCGGCGAGCGTCGATCGACGCACGACGTGGGCGGGGCCTTGGATGGCCCGGCCATTGACGGTGGTGCCGGCCCCGGCCCGCAGCGTCTGCACCTGGTCGGCGGTCGCGCCGATCGACGCCTGCCACGGGAAGCCGCTGCGGCTGCTGGCGATGATTTCCTGCGCCTCGGCCGTCTGCCGGCTGATCACGCCTTCGGCAACAAGGACCGGCAGGCCGCTGTCGCCGGCGGCGACCGTGATCCGCTCGGTGTGGCCGACGCCGCGGTCTTTCGAGTGGTTGAAGCGGATCGGCCGGCGCTGCGACGGGACATTGAGCCCCTGCAGGTCGATGACGACCGGATGCTTCCACCCGTCGAGCCGGATCGCGCCGCCGTTGTAGGCGGTCATCGAAAACCGCGGCGGGGCCGACCCTCCGTCGGCCCCGGCCGCGGTAATGGCGCATTCGGCGGTCAGCAGCCGCAGGTCTGAGTTGCCCGCCGGCTGTTCTGCCGCGATCTGCAAGGGCGTCGATTCATCGTCGGTGAGAGGTTCGATCCGCCCGGCGACCTTCACGGAGCCGTCGCGGACGGTGCGGGGCAGCCTGGCGACGACGGCGTGCTGCACCTCGGCGATCGTCTTCAGCAGCTCGTGGTCCTTCTCGATCAGGTCGTCGCGGACTTTGCCGCCGTTGGCGATGGCTTCGTTGGCCAGCTCCTGCAGCGCGTCCAGCAGCGCGGCCTTCGTGCAGCCCATCCGCTGTATCAGCCACGCGAGCGCCGCCTTGTTCAGCAGCGTGCAGGTCGCCGCCGCGTCGGTGGGCTCACCCTTGGTCACCAGCGCCCGCAGGTGCAGGCGCAGGTCGAGCTCCGCGAGGTCGCCGGCCTGCAGCGACTTCTTCGCAGCGGCCACGTCCTTCGCCGGCAGCACGCCGGCGATCGCCACCTTCATGGCGGCGTCAAACTCGGGCGTCGGCTGGCTCACTGGCCGCGTCCTCCGGGTCGTCTTGGTCGTCAGCGTCGTCGTCGACGGCGTCGGCGAGCGTGAGCTGGAGCTCTCGCATCAGCGCCGCCTCGCGGCCGCGCTGGCGCAGCTCCTGCTCCCAGTCGAGCCCCTGCCGCGCGTACTCGGCGGCGAGCGTCGTCGTGTTCGCGGCGAGCCTGGCCTTCTGGGCGTTCGCTTCCTTCAGCGGATCGACGTGTTCGAACCCATCCCAGAACCACTGGTGCGGGATGCGGCCCCCGGCGGCGTCGAGCGTCCGGGCCGAACCGGGCAGCAACCCCTCGACCAGCGCGGCCTCGTCGAGCCACGCGGCAAGCAGCCGATCGAGCACGACGTGTTCGATCCGCTGCTGCTCGATCCGCAGGCTGCGGAAGAAGGACTGATGGTCCAGCCGGCCCGAGGCGTAGTTGTAGCCCGAGCTGTCGCCGGCCGCGATGTTGAACGGCATGTTCAAACACCGCGCGATCTCGGCGATCACGTGCCGCTTGAAGTCGCCGTACATGGTCGTGGGCTGCTCGGCCTTCGGCTGCCCGAGCTTCCAGCCGGCGGGCAGCGTCATCCACGTGTTGCGGTCGAGCTCGACCTTGTCCATCGGCTCGACGTCGGCCGTCTCGGCGGCCGGGCCGTCGGTATAGATCACGCCCCCGATCAGCGCGGCCTGCTCGGCCGAGCCGACGACCGCCAGCGTGTACCTGCGGAGCAAGGCGAACAGCGGCAACGCCGGCGTGATCGCCGGGATGCCACGGCTCTGGCCCGGCCTCGCCGCGTGGAAGAGATGGATCACCAGGTCGGCCGGGACCGGCTCGAACTCCGTCGCGAGCCCAAGCCACCGGCTGCTGCCGGGGTGCTGCCGCAGGACGTGGTAGGTGATCGGGTTGCCGTCGTCATCGAACACGATGCCGTCGACGCCGGTCTCGTCCGGCCGGTCGATCGTCGGCGTGGCGACCTGGTCCGCCTCGATCAGGCAGATATCCAGCTGCACTGGCCCATCTATCGCGTTGTTCGTCTTCAGCCGCGCGAAAACCTCGCCCGACTCGGTCTCGGCGGCCTTCATCGAACGCAGCCGAGCGGCCAGGTCGATCGACCTCGCCCAGCGGGTGAACTCCCGCTCGATCACGCGGTTGGCCTCGTCGTCGTCGAGCAGCACCTGCAGCCGCGGTCCGGTGCCGACGATGTAGTCGGCGAGGGTGTTGACGATCCCGCGGGCGTAGGTGTTGTTCGCCGTCTCGTACCGGGCCCGGGCCCGGAGCGTGCGGCGGACCTCGGGGCTGGTCGCGGCGTCGGCCGAGAGGTAGTCGGCGTTGCCCCAGTGCCGCCGGTTTTCGTCGGTGGTCTGGGCCGCGTCGTACCGGGCGTTGAGGGTGCCCCCGCGCTCACTGATCCGCGCGGCCTTCGCTCTCTTCAGCATCCCGAACATCACGCCGCCCCCGGCGGGACGGCCCGCGTTCGCTTGATGCCGAGCCCGGACTTCCGGGTCGCGGCCTTGCTCGCGAGGTACCGATCGGCTTCGATCTGGTCGCGCAGCGAGTGCCGGCGGACGGTCTGATTGTCCACCGTGGCTTCGGCCGGGCCGGCGGCGTTCTCTTCGATCTGCTGCGCCAGGTCGCTCACGCCATCCGCATCGATCAGCGAGCGGGGCGGGTGAAGCGGCCCCGGCCGAAGCGGCCGGGAAAGTTACAGATGTGTACCGGGTCGCCGAAAATGCTAGCGATCGAGCCGTTCGCGGGTCACCACGCGGCGGCCGCAGCCGGGGCAGGCGCGAACCCGCAACACGTGGCCCGGTCGCTGCCGGGTGTACGCGACCGGGAGCTTTTGCCCGCCGCAGCCGGGGCAGGCGAGGCCGGTATTACGGCCGTAATGATCGCCGTCGCCGGCGGTGGCCGGGCGGTGGGGCGTCGTTGTGGTCGAGGGCATCAGGCGGCTCGCTTGCGCTGGAGCTCCGACAGCTTCACCTTCCCCCCTGATGATCGGCCGTTGCCCGCCTGCTCGCCCAGCGACGCCCCGGCCATCGACCCCGCGACCGCCGCCCCGACCAGGCAGTCGAACAGGTGGTTGTCCGGGTTTGACGGCTTGTGATTCCACTCGTTCACCACCCGGCCGAAGCCCTCGGTGCGTATGCAGGTCTCGGCCGAGCCGACGTGGTCGGCGAGCATCTTGTGTGTCGTCGGCGACTTGCCCCACAGCGTGAGCGCCCCGCGGTCACCGGGCATCGTCCCGAGCCGGGCGTGGACGAACGCCTTCCAGTGGTTCGTGTCGTAGAGCACATGGCGGACCTCGGCGGTCCGCGCGATGCTCGGCACGTACCAGTGCCACCCGTGCCGTTCACCCGGCCGGCGGCGGTAAGCGGTCATCGGCCGCTGGCCGGCCTTGATACCCACGCCCTTGCTCGGCATCGCCGCCGACCCGAGCTGCCGGCAGGCCGCGCCGACGACTTGCGGCAGGTAACCCGCGTCCACGAGCAGCCGCTCGATCCGCAGCGTCTGCTGCCCGCCGGCCCCGGCCACCGGCCACGCCTGGTCGAGCAGCTCCCCGCCGAGTTGCTCCAGCCCGGCCTGAATCGCGCCCTCGGTCCCGGCCCCCTGGTACGTCCGCTTGAGCGTCCGCTTCGCGTCGCGGAGCGTGAAGTACCGACGCTTCTGATCCGGGAACGTGCCGTAGTCGGCGACCACGCCGGTGAAGCCCGGCTCCCAAGCCGCGACGACGTAGTACAGCGCCTTCTCCTGCACGTCGATGAACGCGGTGAGGTGGGCCGTGCTCGCCGGCGCTTCCTTCCGGGGCCGGCCGTTGGTCCGCTGCATGATCTGCTCGGCGGTGACGACCAGGTCCTCGTCCTGGTCGGCGACCGGCTCGTTCTGGTACTCCGCAAAGAACGCCTCCTCGTCGCGGAGCTTCAGGTTCATCGCGTGCTGGATAGCCGACAGCTCGTCATCGTTGAAGCGGTCCGCCCACGCGACCCTCGCCCCCTTGTCCATCGCCTTGCGGTTCGCGTTATAGAACGCGGTCGCTTCGCGGCCGGCGTCGCCGGCACGCAGGCCATCGGCTCGGAGCTTGGCGTACTGCTCCCACAGGTCGTCCGCGGCCGGGAACTCGTACACCAGCTTCGTGCATTCGCCCTGGAACTCCGGCGTCCGCTCCGGGTCGAGCACCTGGTCGGCGAGGTCGTCGTGGTAGATCTTCGTGCAGGGCATGAAGCCGGAAATCTTCTTGCCCGGCCCGGCCATGCCGAGCACGTCGCCGTAGAGCGTCGCCAGCCGTCGGCGGGTCTGCGTGACCGACCCGGCCGACTGACGGGTCTGCGGGTCGTCGAGCACGACCAGGGACGGGCGGATCACCGTGCCGTCCATCCGCGTGTGTTGCTGCCCGCGCATCGAGCTGTCGAGACCGGCGACGGTGATGATCGAACCCGAGGCGGCCGACTTCGGGATCGTCGGCAGCACGAGCTTGTCCGCCGCCCACGTGATGTAGGTGGGCTGCCCCTCGCAGAGCTGGCCGACCTGCTTGCGGGCGTTGTTCTCCAGCGCGCGGATGGGCGCGACGACCTCGGGGAAGTCCTCGGCGAGCAGCGGGTTGCCCAGCAGCACCCGCTTGATCGAGTCGAGCAGGCTGCGGGCCATGTCCTCGGCCGAGGCGATCAGCACGACGTAGGGATGGCGACCGTAGAGCAGCGCGTCGAGCACCGCCGCCCGGCAGAGCGTGGTCTTGCCGCTGCCCCGTGGCATCCCGAAGCCGAACAACCCGCCGACGGTCAGGACCTGCTCGATCTTGCCGAGCACCCGCAGGTGGTCGTCGGACCAGCCGAGGCTGAAGGCATCCGCGAAGTAGGTCTCGCAGAATCCCTGGAAAGTGGCACTGCACCGCTCGCGCCGTTCGGGGTCGGCGACCGCCGGGATCGGGCCGATGTCGCGGGCCTTTTTCCCCGCCTCCAGCTTGCGCTCGAGATCCCGCTCGCGTCGATCCTGCTCGGCGGTTCCCTCCCTCATGGCTCTCTCGCCGCCGCGGACGAATCAAAGGTGACAGGCTGCTGTTCCCTGTGGGGGCACGCGTGGCCGCCCCCCGGGAAGGACCCGCGGGCCTTAACAACGCCTCCTAAGCCTTTACGCGATCTGCCGCACCACACGGCATCTGCCGGCCGCAACGAGCGTGAGCACGCTGTCAGCGTCCCCAGCGACATGCACGTCGAGCTCGTACCGATTCGGCCCGTCCTTCAGTGCGGCCGACTCGGCACGGGTGAGCTCGAACTGCAGCGTCGCGGTGCTCGTGACCACGTCGAACGCTGTGACCGCCCCCACCTTCGCAAGCGGCGTCCCCGCCGCTTCGCTCGGCTCGATCCGCAGCGTCGGCACTGAGCCATCAGTCAGCAGCGTCGCCGGCAGCCTGTTGTCGGCGACATTCACGACGATCGCGTTGCCGATTGCCGCGGCGTACGTCTCGCCCTGCACGAGCGTGAGTTGATCGCCGGGGCTGGCAATGTGGCTGCCGATCTCCACGGTGATGGCCCCCGCGGTAATGAGATCGGTCTTGAGCTTCACCTGCTGCAGCGATGCTTCGAGGGCGAGCGCCGACACGTCAGCCGGCCCGGCATCGACGTAGCTGCCCTCCCCATGATCGGCGGTGACTTCCGCGGCCGTAGCCGTCGCCGCGTCTTCAGCGCTGTGGGTGGACCTCGTGCTCACCGCCGCGTCCAGGTTGTCGAGGTTGTCGGCCCGCCCGCTCGTGAGCCGCGATTCGATCGTCCGCGCCGCTACGCTCACCGCGGCCGGCGGCATGATCCGCAACACGTGCCCGTCGTGCAGCCCCTCGGGCGTCGTGCCCGCGTAGCCGCGGACTACGGTGATCGTGCCGACGCTGACTTCGGTCACCAGCATCACCTCCTGCGAGCCCTCCTCCTGGACCTGGTCGCCGATGCGGAAGCGGTCGCCGTTCGCGACGTCGAAGCTGGTCGAGGCGGTGTCGGCGAGCAGGGAGGGGTCGTCGATTACGTCAACGTCGCCCAGCCCGAGGACGCGGATGTCGGCGAGCGTCGTCCGCGAGCTGATCGTGGCGTCCAGACGCGACGGGTCCGACCCGTCGCGGAAGATCACGTCGCCGCTCACCCCGGTGTCTGCGGCATTGGAGGACTCGATATAGAGGTCGAGTTGATCCCCCCCGTTGACCGGCAGTGCGAAAGCCCCCGGCCTGGCGAAGGTCGTTTCTGCCGCGGCCCGCGTGGTGTCCGCCCACCGCGGTCCCGCATGGGTACTCATGGCGCGGGTCAAAACGACTTCGGCGATGATCGTCGCCACCGCCGACCCCGACAGCCCGGTCAGCCGCAGGTCGATGAAGACCACGCCGTCGGCGGTGGCGACATACGAGCCCACCAGCGTGCGGCTGGTGATGTTGGCAGCGCTGATCAAGTCGGTTTTGAGGGTGAACGCCATCGGCTATACCTGCGGCTCGGGGGCGGGATCAGCCGGCACCGCCTCGGCCGACAGCTCTGGGAACGGCAGCGAGCTGTGCGCGGCCCAGTAGTCGCGGGTCGCGCCCAACGCATCCCGGTACGGCTGCCGCAGCGGCTCCGGCATGGCGGCGATCAGGGCATCCAAGCCGCGGCGCGACGCGAGCTGCTGGAGCGTGGCGACTTGGCTGCGGACGGTCGCGGCGATCACCGCCGGCACTGCGATCGCGGTTTCAACATCGATCGCGCGCGAACTGCGACTGCTCCGGGGTGTCCTGCGGTTGGACGAGGTCGATCAGTTTGGCCATCACTGGCTCCTTCCGTGCAGGCCGCCCTTGTAGAGGGCGACGATCTCGTCGGCGGCGAGGCCGCGGTTGAAGACGGCGACGTGCTGCATGGTGCCGCGGAACTCTCGCGCCGTCGAATGATTCCAGGTGCCGATGCGGCATCCCGTCGTCGTCGCTGGGGGTAGCTGATGCGCCCCGCTCAGATAGGTGCCGCCGACGTCTACCGCGTCGACAAAGATCGCGTAGGTGTCGGCCGTCACTCGGCCGGCGACGAAGTGAGTCTGGCCGCGCGTGTAAACCGCCGCGTTGCTATTAAATCGCGTCGTGTTCACGTTGATTTCAATTCGGGCGATGCCATCGGTGTCTGGCACTGAGCCATCCGCCTGGAGGATGAGGTTCCATCCGTTCGCCCCCTGCCCTCCGTCACTCCGATCGATAACCCGCGCGTAGTTGTCCATCGCCGCGGTCGACACGTGTATCCACGCGCAGATTGTGAATGGCGACGCGGCAAGAGACAGCGGATCGTCGGGCTCGATTGTGCCGAGGTCGACGCGATCGTCGTCGCCATCGAAGAGCAGGCCCCTGCCTCGACCGGGCACGAGCGGGCGCGCGACGGCCGGTCCAGGACCGCCGCCCAAGGTGCCGCTCGGCCCGACGACGGCACTCCCCGACCCGTCGAGCGGCCAGTAACCGACCGGCCGAAGCTCCAGCACGAGCGAGCGGTAGTCGCGTAGCGAGTTGGCGGCCAAGAGGTGCTGCAC